CTGATGCCAACGTGACTAAGGTGCTCAACGGCGAAAGCTGACGAGCATCGTAGGGCCCACTCCGGTGCTTAGGTAGTGCTGGGGTGGAGTGGTTCGGTGACGAGGCTATGGATGTCCACCTCTATTAGGAGGGAACATGAAAAGCCTTATGTTGCTCTGGCAAGAGGTCGCTATTGAATATGGCGACCTTTGTGGCACTAGCACCATTCAGGACTTTAAAACGGTCCTGAATCGGTCGGAACATGAGGGGTTGTCGTTTTTGACGATAACCCTACCTGCCTTTGGCGCGGACTTCCAAAAAAGTCTAGACCTAGGGCGGGTCGACTCCGGCCACTTCGCTGGTTTTAAGCGGAGTGGAGGTCTCCCCCTATTTTTAGGAGGTTTCCTTCGTCGTGTGTTCGACCATGGAACCGGACGGTTAGTCACAGGCCCCGACGTTGAGGCCATTCGAGCCGTACGGCAACTAACGTTGCTATTCGGCAAGATGGAAATTCCAACCACGGAAACGCGGTTGGCCAACGCTATGGGGGCTTATTGTGATTGTGAGAAGGAAGTTAAGACCTATGATGCCCATAGGACGCCCGAAGAAATTCGGACTTTCCGTAAGGCATCGGCGGTCGTCTGGGGCGATGTTCTCTCCAAGGTTGATGAAACCCTCTGGAGGGAACTTGAAGGGCCACCATCCGGTACTGGGTTTGACCCAGCCGGAGAATGGCCCTACTTGCGCCCACGACACGGTCCAGGGGCCACCGCGGATCGGCTTCTCGGAAACGAGAAGTTTGACCTTGCGGAATGGCCGTTACGCCTGGAGGGAGTTTTCCCTTATTTGGACTATGGGTTGCCGAACTGGCGTTACCATAGTCTGTCTAACCGTGTTAGCTTCCTCGAACCCCGGGACGAACGACCTGTTAGGGTCATTGCTGTCCCTAAAACGCTAAAGACACCCCGTATCATTGCTATTGAACCTGCTGCGATGCAATATATGCAGCAGGGGATTAGCGAGATACTTGTATCCACCATCCAGAAGGATTCTCTGATGGGTGGTGTGGTCGGGTTCGACGACCAAGTCCGCAATCGCGAGCTTGCTTGTCTAGGCTCTCTGACAAAAGAGCTAGCTACACTCGATTTGAGTGAAGCATCCGATCGTGTCTCTAATCAGCTAGTACGAGAGTTGCTACACCGTTTCCCCCATCTGGGTGAGGCGGTCGATGCAACGCGTTCCCGGAAAGCTGATGTGCTTGGCCACGGCGTTCTTCGCCTAGCTAAGTTCGCG